TATGATATCGATAAGACCATTGCAAAAAGACGATGGGTATATGGTCAAAATGTCGAATATCCAGAAAATCTAAACTCCTCATATGACGGCAAGGCAGTTGTAATTGACTATCCTAGTTCAAACTATGCAGGAAACTTTGTTTTTCCTAAAAACAGTGCTTGGTCAGCAGGTATTTCAGATAACATTAGTTTTACCAAAAACTCTATATCGGCACCACAACATCCACTACCAGACATTGTTTTGCAGTCTGGAGATGAAGCAGCCTGGCTAAATGATCAGATCCTAAATAACTATGAGGCTGAAACATATATTAAAATGAAGCCAAATGGAAACTGGGACGATGTCAGCGGATATCTATACCTAGAAGATATTTCATTTATTTCAAACAACCTTAAGAGTATTTACGGTATTTTTAAGACGGTATCGTACTCAGAGTATGATGAATTATTGATTAAGATTAGAGATAAGAGTTCTGGCAAGTTCTTTAGTGTTGTTGCAAATGGACAGGATATTCTCTATAAGTTTTATAATGGAGCCACCAGTGAAACAATAAAAACTGTTCCAATTAACATTGTTGGAGAAATGTTTATTGCTGGATTTGATCTAGACATAGTCTCTTCATACTACGGAGGAGAACTTATTCAGTTCTTTGCAAATAGAAATAACCTTGAAATCTTTATTGCTGGAGACACCACATTTGAAAACACATATTTAGGAAACATCTATAACTTTTCGCTTGCCACAACCAGAAATTCAAAAGTGGTAGCCTACATGTTTGCTGAAGATGGAATAGCCATGGACAAGGATTCCTTCCAAAACGTAATCTATGATGCAGGATATACTTATTTTGGAAACGACCCAGAGTACTGGTCAGAGGTACTTGACGGTGGAGATCCATATGCATTGCTATCAGACAGGTTCTATGCACACGTAGCAACTTATAGGATGACACCATCCGTATTCCTAGGAAACTTTGTGCTGGATGTTTCTACACATTCAACTTGGGAAGACTATGTTCCACTTTCGCACTTTGCTAAGTATGTCAAAGACGCAGAGTCTGGAAGTTATTACGACCTTGACTTTATACAGTTTAACATTGGATATCCATCACCAGGAAAGTTCTTGGAGCAAAAAACAGAAACTGATAGTTGGACGTATGGTGAACTTCAGGCTGAATATTTAAGTCCAGTTCAATATACCTATGCCGAACTAGATAACGAACTTTTTAGTGGATATGCATCATATGCAGATTTGAAAAATAGAACTAAAACTCAATATGTATACGACACAACCGAGTATTCTGTAAAAACATATATTACTTTTCAGTATGTCAGTGGTGGAGCAAACACCCCGATAGAGAATTATACCAACACCGAAAGCGTAAGCAATAACAATCTAATTAAGGCTGGCGATGAATGGGTAAATACAAAATATGAGGTAATTGACAACACAGTAATCTACCCACCCAAATCAATTAAGTTCTCTGATCTAGCAATAGTAGTTCACGTGGACATGATTGCAAATGGTGTTCAGACCAAGCCAGTCTCTGTATATAGCATCGAACTGGCTTCTCAGGCTCTAGACGTTAAGACCCCAACACCAATTGGAACTAAGTTCGGCATTCCCCTTTATCCCTATACAAAGAGCGGAATCTACTTTAATTACAAAAAGACCAATCCGTTTAAGATCTATAAGAGAAGTACGCCATATTTATTCCTGAGCAGAAACTCTGGAATTGAGTTGGTTGGAGATTATGAGCCATTGACAAATAGGGGTTTGACACTTCCCCTAAACTCGCAGGTATCATCAAAATTTGATGTCGCAGCAATTCAAATACTTCTAAAGTACAATAAGGACTTCTTCCCATATTCGTCAACTCCAATTTTTGAGATACAGTCGAAAGACGCTTATATTAAGTTCTATCTTGTGGCTACTCACCCAACTGGGCAGAGAGCAAAGATCTACGCAATTAATGCAAATACAGGTGCCGAAGAAAATGGTGTGGCATTTTATATTAATGGAAAACTTGTAAAGAGTCCAACCATCTCTATTAAAGAATGGTCAATGCTGGGAATATCCTTCGCAGCCAAATTAAACTTAAACAACTATGCTGGTGCCTTTAGGCTAAATGGTCCAATTATGGTAAATCACTTATCATACTATCAGTCCACAGGACTTCAGGAAAAGATCTACACAACCTTTAGGATTTGGGATAGGGTCAAGGAAACGTTGACCAATGAAACACTATTTTGGAATTTTTGGAAGGGCAGTGGTACAAGCCCAGAAACATATACTTGGAACAATGTCCTTATTATTGGTCAGTCAAATTCACTAGGAATTAGTTTGCCAGAGATTTTCAAGTCATACGTAGGAACTAACAAGATTATCTTTGATGATGCCAGTGGTGTATCGTTGTCAAACTATAGATTTAGAACATATAAGAGAGTTACGCCTGTCACGTTTACTAAGAAACCATCATAGTATGGTATACTAGTGGTTATGAATAACGAAAATCCACGCTTTCCTGGTCAAATTGGTGACTCTAAAGTAACAGTTTTGCAAAAAGATTACCCTTGGGGTATCTATGTATGGATTAAAGCGAACGGAAAGCCATTTACAGATGGTCACGGCAGCGTTCTAAATATTCCATCACACAAGGGAGATGCCCTTCAAATTGAAAAACTAAAAAAAGAAGCGACCTATCTTGGGCAGGGAGACGGTCATGCTGAATTTTATCCAGGTATGGAAAGAATCTCTGAGGAAGAATACTCAGAGCAGGTAGATCGCATGAAGCAAGGTCTAATTCCAAACCTTAATGACCTTGGTGCTGTGCAGGCTGCCAAGGATACAATTGCTTTGTATGGAGATGAACAGTAATGGAAGAGTATTACATCAGGGATATCAACCTAGACGAACTTGAGCAGCAAACCGATAAGTTTAAGGCTCAGGACCCATTCAATAAATCATGGGAAGAACTCAAGTCGTATTCTGGCATTGAGAAAAACTTTAAGCGTAGAACAGACAGGCTTGAAAAGGCTAATAATGATCCTCTTGTAGAGACAACGCTACAATACAACAATGTAGACGTTAACAACCCTGGATACCAAGATAGTGCTCTAGCAATCAACAGCGGTATCAATGGAGCATACTCTAAAGAGATCAATCCTGGTAAGGTTTACCGTAATGGATACGGTCTATTTGACGTAATTACTCCACCATGGAATCTATATGAATTGGCTAACTACTATGACACATCATTTGCTAACCACGCTGCTATTGACGCAAAGGTGGAGAACATTGTAGGTCTTGGATACGAACTCCAGGCTACCCAGAGAGTCCTCATGGCTCTTGAGGCATCTGATAATGCAAGTGCTGTAGACAAGGCTCGTAAGCGTGTTGAAAGAGCAAAGGTAGAAGTCAAGGAATGGTTTGAGTCACTAAATAATGAAGAGTCAATGACATCTACATTTATGAAGGTTTGGACAGACTACGAGTCTACTGGAAATGGATACCTTGAAATTGGTAGAACCGTAACTGGCGAGATTGGCTATGTTGGACACATTCCTGCAACAACTATGAGAGTTCGCAGAATGCGTGACGGATATATTCAGATTATTGGAAACAAAGTTGTTTACTTCCGTAACTTCGGTGCAAAGAATGTAAACCCAATTACCAACGATCCTCGCCCAAATGAGATTATTCACATCAAGCAATACTCTCCACTAAACTCGTTCTATGGTGTTCCAGATATTCTATCTGCTGTAGGTGCTCTACAGGGTGACGCTTTGGCTTCACAGTACAACATTGATTACTTCACTAATAAGGGCGTTCCTCGTTATATCGTTACTCTCAAGGGTGCAAAGTTGTCAGAAGAGGCAGAGGATAAGATGTTCCGATTCCTACAGACAAGCCTAAAGGGTCAAAACCACAGAACCCTTTACATTCCACTACCAGGAGACTCCGACACCAACAAGGTTGAGTTTAAGATGGAGGCTGTTGAGAGCGGTACACAAGAGGCATCGTTCAACGAATACCGAATTCGCAACCGTGACGACATTCTGGTTGCTCACCAAGTTCCACTATCTAAGATTGGTGGTGGCGACTCTGCTGCTATTGCTGCTGCACTAGCACAGGACCGTACCTTCAAGGAGCAGGTAGCAAGACCAGCCCAGCGTAATCTTGAAAAAGTTATCAATAAGATCATTAGCGAAAAGACCGACATGGTCGAACTTAAGTTTAATGAACTAACCCTTACTGACGAAATTGCTCAGTCACAGATTATTGAGCGTTATGTTAGAAACCAAGTTATGACTAGAAATGAAGCACGTGAGACACTTGGGCTTCCACAGATGGAAGAGGCAGACGACTTTCTTGAACTGAACGCTCGTCAGGCAGCAGATGCCACCGCAAACACCCAACAGACTCGTACTAGAGATGCAGAAAGAAGTTCAAACTCTTCGGACAATACCGCAACAGTTGCAGGTAGAAATCCAAAGGGTGAAGGACGTTCTGTTCAATAATGTGTTATAATTTAGTAATAAAGTTTAAAAAAGGCTCTATAATTAAGATACTATGACTATTTCTAAAGTGCACTGGGATACCGAAGGCGACAACGTTCGTCTATCGATGCCGTTCAGTAAAGTAGATAAGGAACGAAGAATCGTTTCTGGCTTTGCCACCCTTGATAACGTTGACCGTCAAAAGGACATCGTTACTGCAGAAGCATCTATGAAGGCTTTTGAGAAGTTTCGTGGCAACATCCGTGAGATGCATCAACCAATTGCTGTTGGCAAGATGGTAGCGTTCAAAGAGGACAAGTACTTTGACCCAGAGTCAAAGAAGTTTTATTCTGGAGTATATGTTTCTGCATATGTTTCAAAGGGTGCTCAAGACACTTGGGAAAAGGTTCTAGATGGCACCCTATCTGGTTTTTCCATCGGCGGTAGAATGAACAAGTACGAAGATGCCTATGACGAAAAGATGGATAGCCCTATTCGTATTATTAAAGAGTATGACCTGATGGAACTCTCCCTAGTTGATACCCCAGCAAACCAATTTGCAAATATTCTATCTGTTCAAAAAGTAAATGGTCTAGATGTAGTTAAGGGCGACGCAGTTGACGTAGAAATTGAAAACGTATTCTGGGATCCAGAATCTGGCGTTGTAAAGATTTCTGAAAATGAAGTAGAGGTAAGCCCAACCACAGGCACACCAATGCAAAATATAGGTTTTGTTGAGAAGTCAGATAATGACAAACTTGACATGGTAAAGTTCTTAGTTGATAGTGCTAAAGGCATTAATACTAAGATGATTAAGGAGGCAAGTCCTATGACTGAAGACAACACAAATGCAGAGGTAGTTGAAGAAACTACCGTTGTTGAAGCAGCACAGGTCGCTCCAGAGGCAGATGCCACAGTAGAAGAGGCTCCAAACGTTGAAGACTCAGTTACTGATGAATCAGTAGAGAAGTCAGCGGATGCTGACGAAGATGACGTTCCTGGTACAGAGGTCACAGAAGAGTCAGACGATATGTCTGGCGAAGAAGACGACAAGGAAGAACTAGGCAAGACTGAAACTACTGAAGAGGTATCAAAAACAGATGCTGTTGCTGAATCAGTAGCAGAGATCAAAGACACTCTAACATCAGCCTTTAGCGATCTAGCATCGACAATCAAGTCACTACAGACTCAGGTCGATGAACTAAACAAATCTCTAAACTCGGTAAAAAATGAGGTAACCGAGTCGAAGCAGATTTTTAATGAGTTTGGAAAGAGGGTAGACGCTGTTGAGGCAGACACCGCTTTCCGCAAATCTGGCGATCTAGGCGAGATCGTACAGGAAAATGAACCAGAACAGGTTCAGAAATCCCTATGGGGCGGACGTTTCCTCAAAACTGCCGATCTATTTAGATAAAAAATAAAAATCACTCAGGAGGTGAACAATATGTCGGAAGAAATTAAGAAGAATAACCCTGACGCAGGAGGCAACGACTCTGGTCTATTTAACGGAGAAGGTGCATTCGCTTCAGGTTCAGATGCAGGTAATAACGTTCCTGGTAACTACGCAACTGGTGGTGCCATTGGTAACATTCCTACCGCACTGACTGGACTTACAACAGGTCCAAACGCAGTAAACCCTTCTGGTGAGGCAGGTAGCGGTATCCTACGCCCAGAGCAGGCACGTCGTTTTATTGACTACGTATGGGATGCTACAGTTCTCGCCAAGGATGGTCGCCGTGTAACCATGAGAGCCAACACAATGGAACTTGAAAAGGTTAACGTAGGTGAGCGTGTTATCCGTGCTGCTGCACAGGCAAATGGTGACTACACCAACGCTGGTGCTGCATTCACAAAGGTTGAACTAACCACCAAGAAGATTCGCTTGGACTGGGAAGTATCAGCAGAAGCACTTGAAGACGGTATTGAAGGTGGTGCTCTAGAGGATCACCTAGTACGTCTAATGACAAATGCATTCGCAAACGACATTGAGGACCTTGCAATCAACGGTACTGGCGACAGTGGCGATGGTGCATTCCTCGGTATCATGGAAGGTTTTGTCAACAAGGCAAAGGAGAACGGCGATGCACACGAGTCAGTAGTGACCGTAACAGACAACGCTTGGACTCCAGACGTTATGCAGAACATTATCTTGGCTATGCCTCGTAAGTACCGTGCACTAAAGAACAACCTAAAGTTCTACGCAGGTACAGACGCATTCCAGGGTATCATCAAGCACAACGGTACTTTGGCTGACGCTATTGCTGAGGCATTTGCTGGTACTCCAGCAGGTACATCTGCAAACCGCCAGGCATACCTAGACGGTACAGGTCAGACATTCGGTGGAGCACGTACTACTCGTGTTCTCGGAATTGATGTACAGGAAGTTCCTTACTACCCTGCAGGTTATGTAGACCTTACATTCCCTCAGAACCGTATTTGGGGTTTCCAGAGAGACATCACTGTCAACCGTGAGTACAAGCCAAAGAAGGACACAATTGAATACACAGTATTCGTCCGCTTTGGTGTACAGTGGGAAGAAGAGGACGCAATTGCGTTCGCTGATGCAGGAGCAGACTCATAGTCTGTAACCACCCTTTAAGAGGGGGGCAGGGCTTCGGCTCTGCCCTCTTTTTATATTTATTCTGCTATAATTATTATTTAGGAGGTAATTATGTCAGATGAACTAATTAACGAAGAAGAGCAATTCCTAGCATTGTTGCAGGAAGAGGCAGAAGAACTAGCAGCAAAAGAAGAGGCTGTTGTTTTGGATGAACCAGAGGTTCCTGTCGTCGAAAAGGTTGCTCCAGTAGCAGAAGAAAAGCCAGCAAAGCCAGCAAAGGTTGAGAAGAAGACTGCAGAAAAAACAGTTGCACTATTGTCAACAAGAAACGTAAGTTGGAACGGTGTTGGTAAGGTAGAAGTAGGCTACAACATCGTAACTGAAGAGCAGGCTGAAAAGTGGCTTACTCGCAACCACATCACACTAGCAACTCCAGAAGATGTTGCCAAGGGGTATGGTCTATAAATGGAAATTTTGAGAGTTCCACCATATCCAATTTCAACCACCTGGAACTTGCCAGATGCCAATTATGACTATACCGTCTATATTGAGGATTTGGTGGATCACTCATTTGAAACGTCAACTGTAACCTCCGACGCAAATGGCAAACTAGTATATGTTTTGCCACTAGAAAAGGTACAGTTTGACAGATCATTTCTTATCCGCTTTTATGATGCAGAACAAGAACACATTATTTACGAATCTAATCTAGACATTATTAGACCTTATGTTGACCCATCCAGTCTAGGCACAACGGCTACAGAAATTTCGGAATTTAAAAAGTACGAACTTATCGCAAGGTCAATCATTGATACATATACAGGGATTGGATTCTATAATCACAAGTCAATTTATCAGGTGCTCGGCAATGGACTAGACTACATGCCAGTATGGCGTGACGCAAACCGTGTCTTAAAGGTATATGAAAATAATGCCATGATATACAATGGTGAAGACACTACAATTCTAATCACAGACTTTCAGACAACAGGATCAGATACTGTAATAGAAACAGATAAGTCTCACGGCTATTCTGTTGGAGATTCAGTTACACTTGCAGGATTTACCGATACAACATATAATACAACTTATTCGGTTCAAGAAATTATTTCTTCAACAGAGTTTAGAATTACGACAATGGCAGAACCAACACTCAATGGACTTGAAACAGTTAAAAGAGTTTGGGCATATGCATTCAAAGTTACCCTAGATAATTCTGCGATTGTCAAAGAGTTCACAGGCTATACCAATATCATATCTACAAACTATCCAAAACTTCCTGTTGCAAGAGGCGATTACGCCTATGACGGAAGAAATTACGGAACGTTTACAAACAATGCAGACTACCTATTTGTTCTTGACGAGGGATATCGTGCAATTCCAGCAGATGTTGAAAAAGCAACGGTAATGCTGATTGACGACCTTAAGTGTGGAAGACTTGACTACTACCAGAAGTATGTAACATCATACAATACAGATCAGTATAGAATTCAGTTTGATAAGAAGATGCTAGAAGGAACAGGTAATTTACTAGTAGACAAAATGCTTGATAAGTATATGAAGTCTATTACTAAAGTTGGGGTGCTATAATGCCTACCTGCGAAACCACAAGTTTTACATTCCCACTACTTGCAGACATACACTATCCAATTGTAGAACAAACTGCATTAGGCAGTATCAAAAAACAATGGATTCATGACAAGACCCTGTCTTGCAGTTTGACTACTGCAGGATCTGCAATGGCAGAGGACGTAAAGCCAAATGTTAACATCACAAAAGAAGTAATTCTATTAGGAAGATTCAGATCAGATATTAGACTTTCTAGCACAGATGCAAGAAATGCAATAACTAATATCCTGATTACGAATATTAGAGATACTAACGGCAATGAAATTTATGTAGAAACATCTGGACCAAGATCTGGAAAGTCAACCCTTTTTGAGGTTGCTACAAATGAGCCATTTATTAACCCATTTGGCTCAATAGAGTATTACAAGGTAGTCCTACGTAGATCTGAGAACCAGGGGACTGATGTTTAATGCTGACAATGAGCGTAGACTTATCAAAGTTTAACAGAGATATGAAGCACATTATGGCTTACTCTAATGGATTCTTAGAGGGTGCCGAAAGGGCAAAGCCATTGCTTTTGCAACTGCTTGGAGCAAGAATGTCAGAAATGCTTAAAAACTTTATTGACTCAAATGCCAGGGTAAATCCAGAAGCACTTCATCACGTATATGAATGGTATCAGACAGGAAGTCCAAACGCAAGACTATTCGATATTAGTTATGTCGTCACAGGTGGTGGACTAACAATATCTTCTTCATTCAGTCAGTCTAGAAGCATTAAGTCTGGGTCCAGAGTGCCATTCTATGACAAGGCTAGAATTATGGAAAATGGAATTCCTGTAACGATTGTTCCTAGGACAAAGTTGGTGTTTGAAGTAGATGGAGAAACAGTGTTTACGCCAAACGCAGTTACAGTTCGAAATCCAGGTGGTCAGACACAGGGAGAGTACGAAAGAGTATTTAATCTATTTTTTGATGTATACTTAAAGCAGTCCTTTTTAAATCAAACAGGCATTATAGCAAAACTAAACCAGGGAAGCGACTTTGATGCAAAGTTTGCTTCAGCAAAGCGTGGCGGTAGAGCATTAGGTCTGGCAACAGGATATAGTTGGATGTTGAAAGCAGGTAAAGAATAATGGCAATGTCATACCCACCAATTTTTATTAACAAGTACTTGGCTGAGAAGGTATCAGAGCAGTTCGGTGGTAACTTTACACTGCCATTTTTTCCAACACTACCCACGGACATCGATGCCCTAACTGAGACATTTCCACTCAGCAACGGAACCTTTGCAGTATACGACAGAATGTTTAAGTATAGAAGACAACCATTCCCACACATTAAATCAGAACAACTACTTTACTATTTCTATAAAATGCAGGGAGACTCTGAACTCATGATGGAAGTATCTCAAAAAGCCTATGATCTTCTAGACCGTGAAGACGAGTCAGCCCAAGAACTAAACGAGTGGGTCAGGGCTTTGCCAAGGAACGCTAATGGAACAATCTCATTTGGCAACGACCCAACTGAGTTCCACCCTGTATTTTTCCACAAAATGAAGATGTATCAATTAGAAGAAACCAGAGACATTGTAGACTTTGGAACAGCCAGAACCTATGCTGGCAATAAGATAATCATTGACTATGACTATCACCAGGTTGTCTAAAAAGGCTGGTATACTTAGTGGTGAGGAAACATCGCCCAAAATTCCATAAAGAAATAAGAGGTGAAAATTATGGCATACAGCAGAGGTAATAACACCAACATCATCGTTGGTGCAGCAGCCCTCTTCGTCTTCAAGGACGGAGAACTAACAGACGCTGACCTTCCAGGTTACGATGACGGATATTCTTTCCGTGACTCGCTATCTGGATACACTGGTCAGGGATCTGCAGATGCAACAAAGGCAGCAAACTTTAAGAACGTAGGTTACACCAGCAATGGTCTAGAACTACAATTCCAGCCAGACTTCGGTGAAGTACAGGTTGACCAACTTCTTGACGTTGCTAAGTTGTACAAGCAGGGAATGCAGGTTAACCTGAACACATCATTCGCTGAAGCAACTCTAGAAAACCTTCTTTACGCTACTGCAGGAACAGAGACTGACTGGGACAACGGAGTAACCGACCCAGACCTATCAGTTTTGAACCTATCAGCAGGTAACTTGGGTGAATGTCCGATTGAGCGAGGAATCGTTGCAGTTGGTCCAGGTACAGGAGACTGCTCTCCAGCAGAGCAGATTGAGCGTATCTACGTTGGTTACCGTGCACTCTCAATTGAGAATGTTACAGTATCAGCAAAGCGTGACGAGGCAACAATGTTCGAAGTATCGTTCAGAATGCTTCCAAACAACGACGCTTCATATGGTAAGATCGTAGATCGCACCATCCCAGCAGCATCGTAATATAACTTAATATTGTAGGAAACCGTCTAGTTAACTCTAGGCGGTTTTCTTTTTGGTACAATAGATAGATGGCTACTAAAGTATATAACTCGGCAATGATCTACACCATAGATGGTGAGGGCGTGTACCTTAC